ATTTAGAAGAAAACTAAATCTTTTACAATATGAATCCTATGGCGATATCGACAGTTGTGCGTGGCAGTGAAAAGCTGTCACACTGGTTGGTATCACTTCTATTCCGAAGCGTTAAGAACAGGCGATCGTGTTTGTGTCTGGCGCTAGGTTTGGCGGGTGCCTTTCTATCGTGGCGCCTGCGTAGGAGGACCCTGGCTTATGCGGTAACTGGACCGTATGACAGGGTCGTAGGATTGCAAGAAACACTTGCCAGAGCCCTACAACGGGCTCTCATTGACAGAACAAGAGAAGACGTGCATTTGAACTGGTTTCCCATAAACGGGATCACCGACCAGCATCCGAGGAGATTGAATGACAACGGCCACCCAAGATCAGGAGCCGTTCGGGATGCTGCACGCGTCGCCATTGACCAGGTTGTCAATCAAGCAGGTCTCACACGCTACGAAATATCACCAGGAGGGCGTAGCTTGGATGAGAAAGGTGCACACCAACACTATGCGCCTGGAGATCTGCACACTGGAGTGAAGGAGGACCCAATCGAAAAGGGAGATGTGGTGATCGGAATTGATATTGATTACTACCTTTCTGATTTGGACAAGTATTTGGGCAATCCTGTGCCGGCCATCTTTCATACTTTCGTGCCAAAAACAGTTGCTGGCAAAGATGGTGAGGCTACTTTTCGGATAAAGGACAACGTGGTCAAGTATGACGTGCCAGGCGGGAATGAGTGGAAACATCAGGTTTGGAACTGGACCGCCGCCGGTGAGTTTTTGGAGTTTAGAGCCCCTGGATGGAAGCCCTGGTTGCTTTCGTTCTTGGGTTTCGAGAAGATCGTGTATCAGAAGGTTCATCATGCACGCCCCTGGATCGACTGCCCGCAACGAGCACTCGTGTGGCTTATACCGCAGTATTCCTGCTGGAGGTTTTCCTGGCTTAATAACCATATTTATGCCAGGCGTTTGGAGAGGATGCGATTTCAAGATCCAACGCATCCTGGGTGGAACATATTGGTGCATTCTGTAACCGAGAAGAACGTCGGCGAATACGACGTGATAAGCCTTGGCCGTGAGGACGAGGATGCTCACGTCGAGATACAGAAGATGCACTTTGACACGCTAATGGCGTTGGGTTCCGCTCAATCAGTGGCCTCCCGCATGGTGGGAATGGGTTACAAAGAACCCATGGTGCAAGCGCTCGTGCAGCAGTACTACCGAAAGGCACCCAGAGAAAACATCGATCCAGAGCGAACTTTGCGCTCAGCCGGCCCTAGAGCCCACTGGCCATTGACGATGGAAGCAGAGTATCCAGAGATTAGCTATCGCAGCTATTCTAGCCCATTGACATCCGATCCCAATATGGTTCCGCAGATCAAGAGGTGGGAAGCGTTATCTCAGTCTATTGAGCGTAGAGTGACTGATGTGGCCAATTCCAAAGTGCCACCAGCTAAATACAACCGTTATGCTAACGAGTTCTCTCGCTTGATAGTGCCCTTCGCGGGTGAGGTGACGCCCTACTCTATGGAGAGAACGATGGAAATGCTTGATAAACCATCCCAACAACTTGGCATCAAGCAAATATTGGAGACAGTCGACATGGATCCCAAAAGAAGGTGGGAGACGTTCATCAAGAATGAACCTTGTAATAAAGCTCCCAGAATGATCGCAGCTGCGGCAGATTTCCGTTTCCTGCTGCAGTACTCATCCCACACGCTGGCCGTGC